ACGTCACGACGTTTGCCCTGAAGGTGTGCCTGAACGGTGTGGTTAAAACCGTGACCGTGACGTGAGGCGCTGATGTCAGGCGCGGCTGCACAGGTCCAGGCTGCCCCACCGCCGCAGACCGGCATGCGGCGGATCCCGATCCCGCTGGAGAGCTACCAGCACGCCAGCCTGCCGCTCAGCGCCAAGCGGCTCGTTAACATGTTCGCCGAGCAGCAGCCGGCCGATGCGCGGGCCGAGGTGGCGCTGGTGTCGGCGCCCGGTCTGATCACGCTGCTGAGCGTCGGCACCGGGCCGATCAAGGTGATCAACTCGGATCTGCCAGGCTACAACTACGTCGTAAGCGGCGCGCAATTCTTCCGCGTGCGGGGCAATGGATCGGGCGGCTGGCTCACCGAGTATCTCGGCCTGATCGGCGATCCGGTCGGTGATCCGACCTATACCGTCACCGTGGCCGTCGGCGCCGCCGCCGCCGTGGTGTGCGTGCCGCCGAATGCGTTCACCTGCGACCACGTCTCCACCACGCTCAACCAGCTTGGCGGCACATTTCCGGGCGCGACCTCCGTCGCTTACATGGACGGGTATTTCGCGTTCTCCCAAGTGACCGACGTCAACCGCTGGTTCATCTCCGGGTTGTTCGATCCGACCAATTTCGATGCGCTCGACTTTGCCTACAGTGACGCGCTGCCCAACGCCATCATCCGCATCATCGGTCACCGCGGTGAGTTCTGGATGATGGGCCTCGCGGGGCACGAAGTCTGGTATGACAGCGGCAATGCCGACTTCCCGTTCCGCCGGCGGCCGAGCGCGGTCATCCGCAAGGGCGTGTCGTCGGCGCTGTCGATCACGGTTGGCGACGGCAGCGTGTGGTGGGTCGGGCTGGACGGCATCATCTATCGCTCCAACGGCTACCTGCCGGAGCGGGTCAGCACGCATGCCGTCGAGCATATCCTGGCCAACCAGCCCGGCGGGGCGAACGGTGTCACCAACGGCCTGTTCTACGTGCAGGACGGGCACTCCTTCTATAGCGTCACGTTCGGCTCCCGCACGTTCGTCTACGACTGCGCGACCAAGGCGTGGCACGAGCGGTCAAGCTCGACGGACGGCGCGGCGGCCTGGCGGGTGTCCTGCGCCGCGAGCATGCCGAGCTTCCTGGCGCTGGGCGACAGCCGGAGCGGCGGCAGGATCTTCGCGCCGATCCAGAACGACGCGACCGAGGACGGCGCCGCGGTGCTGCACTCGGCAACGCTGCCGCCGCTCTGGGCCGCCACCCGGCGGGCGTTCTGCGCGCGGGTCGAGCTGGAGATGCAGACGCTGACCTACACCGACGATCTTACGCTGGAGTGGTCGGACGACGGCGGCATCACCTGGGGGCCGTCGCGGACGCTGATTCCCACCACCGGCACGGCGACGCGGCGGCGTGTGTATACAACGCGGCTGGGCAGCTTCCGCCAGCGTGTGTTCCGGGTGTCCTCGCCGGCCTCGTGGACGTTGTATGCCGTGGACAGCGATGTTTCTGCTGGTGCCTCGTAGTGGCGACGGAGCCGCACAAGCTCGAGCCGCCGATTGGCGAGGGGCCGATCGATCCTGCGACGGGGGCACACTCGCCGGTCTGGACCGACTTCTACCAGGGCCTGGCGGATCGGCTGCTGAAGCTGAACGCCGCCACCGGGGTGGTTGACGGCTCCGACGCGGTGGCGGGGCAGATCGGGGAATTCATGACCGCATCGGCCAGTGGTGTGGCGCTGACCAACAACGTGCCGGCCGATGTCGTGTCGCTCGACCTGACGGCGGGCGACTGGGATGTGGCGGGGAATGCGCAGATCAGCTCGCCCGGCGGCACGCGCAACATCTTCGGCGCCGGCCTGGACGGGATCGACACGATGATCGCCGCGACGTTTCCGACCACGGGGGCGACGGTCAACGGGATCAACGCGGCGCTGCGGCGCTACAACGTGACGGCGACCACGACGGTGTGGCTGCAGGCGATGGGATCGTTCAGCGGCAGCGCGACGGCGAGCGGAACCATCAGGGCGCGGCGCGTGAGATAGCCGTGTGCTAGATATGGAAACGCCAGCAGGATGAGCTGCTGGCGTAACCGTGGAGCAATGCGATGGTCAAGATCGCACGGTTCCTGCCGCTTATCTTGGTTAGACTGACGCTGGTCGTCAAGATTATCCACAGGCCAGCGATCCGCGCAATATCCTCACTGCGTCTTTCCATGCAGCATGCGCCTCTGCCACGGTATCAAACGATCCTAATCCAATTACGGCACGGTATTTCTGACGCTCATAGTAGACCCCATACGGGAACCTGCCCGTAGACAAACGAGGGCCAGCACTCCAACGGTTATTGCGATTCTCCTGATGGGTGGCTTGGCGAAGGTTTTCCCAACGATTGTTCATGCCATTCGAGTCGATGTGATCGATCAGCATACTTGGCTTCTCACCGGTCATCATTGTCCATACGATGCGGTGCGCGCGAAGGCCGACACGGCAACCTCTGCGTCCCAGCCAGATGCGTTGATATCCTTCGCTGTCAGGCGTGCCAGCTAGTTTTCCTGGCATTCTACCGTTCCATTTATTCGCTGTCTCGACCGACGCGAAATGTTCGACCGGGCGCCTTCGCCACGTCAACAAGCCGGAGCTTGGTTCGTAGTCAAAGCATTCGCGTAGGTATGCCGCATCTGGCATATGGTGGTCAGCCATTGGTTTCTTCCTTTGCAAGAGCCTTTGGTTAGGGTCGTGGGGGTGCTTCAGACACCACCCGCGACCCGCTGCTTAGATAGCAGAATAGTAAGGTGGGCAGCTAGCGTGCTGGCGCCCTTCCCCGGAGGGGTGATGCGGAATTTCCGATTGATCCATGCCGGCCTCAATGTCGCGCCAATCCTGGCTGAGCTGCAGGCTGTGCTTGACTGGGGCCTATATCCCGAGCGCAAGGAGCGCGACGGAACCGCCCATGGCGACATGACGGACTTGTGGATCAGGTACTTCCCTCGCGAGACGCTGCACGAGCCTGCCGACTACAACCGTCCAGGCCAGTGTGTGTTCTATCCGGTGTGGGACAAGCTGCCATCACTGCACCCCGTGGTGTGGACCCTGATGGCGTCGCAGAAGTCGGTGGAGCTTGGCGGCATCCTCTGCACCCGTCTGCCACCAGGTGGGCGCATTCAACGGCATAGCGATGCGGCTGCATGGCACGCTCAGCGCTACAACTTCAAATGCTACATCGTGCTGGAAGCGAACGCCCGGTGCGTCGTGGAGTGTGATGGCGAGGAGCAGGTGTTTCGCGAGGGCGAGATCTTCGAGTTCGACAATACGCGCCCGCACTCGATGGAGAACGGCGGCGACACTCAGCGCACAACCTTGATCGTGTGCCTTCGGGTAGGGTAGCTTCCCAGCAACCGGACGCCGCTTGTGACGACGCCCGGCCGCCGGTTAGGTCCGGAAGCGGAACACGATCACGAACCGTATCCGTTTCCGGCCCACCCGGATCACTACTCGGATGAGCAACATCCTTTCGATCTCCGGTGCGACCGTTACCCTGCCTGGGCGGACCCATCAGGGGTTGCCCAGACTCGCGGGCAACCGATCGCCAGAGGACATTACCACGAATGAAACGCGCTGAGCATCAGCCGGAACGCAGCTTGTGTCTGTATGCCGGTATCTACGCGCTCACCTGGACGGTGCAGGATCGCGGCACACTCCTCCCGCAGCACAGCCATCGGCATCCTCATATCAGTTATGTCGCATCCGGCGTCGTCCGGGTGTGGTGTGAAGATGAGCAGCTAGGCGACTTCGCAGCGCCATGCGCCATCAAGATCGCGGCGTACAAGATGCACTCGTTTCTGACGCTCACTGACAATGTGACCATCCTGTGCCTGCACAACGCGGACCATCTCGAGGCCGACGAGCCTGCGGTGGCAGAGGAACATCATCTCGAGCTTGAATAAGGAGTACGTGCCATACCTTTCGCGGTAGCTGCGGCCGGTATCGGTGCTGCTGGTGCAATCGCCAGCAGCTACATGCAA